TGCTTCAAATCAAGGATCAACTCAAATTGATATACCCCGAGAAGCACTCTTTAAGTTTCAGTTGGAAAGAAATGGACTAACATCAACACCTTATGAAATTACTCTTGTTATTGCTTCTAATGGTAATGGTGATACTGTAGTTGCTTCTATGGACTGGGAAGAGGTGAGTAGGTAATTATGGATATTCAAGACATTCAACTAAAGATAGGTGATGCATACCTCTCCAATCCAAATCTAAAGAGGGCAAATACTCCAATACAATTTACCGAAGAACAAATTATTGAGTTCTTAACTTGTAAGGAAGACCCTGTTTATTTTGCCAAGAAATACATCAAGATTGTTAATGTTGATGATGGTCTTGTTAAGTTTAATATGTGGCCTTTTCAAGAGAGATTGGTCAACAACTTTCATAAGAACAGATTTAACATAGCAAAAATGCCACGCCAAGTTGGTAAGGCATTAGCATTAGATACTCCAATACCAACACCTGAAGGATGGACGACGATTGGGGATATTAAAGTTGGGGATCAAATACTTTCTCCAGATGGAAATCCAGTTTCTGTAACATTTAAAACAGAAACTATGATTAATCATCAGTGTTACAAAATATTTTTTGATAATGGAGAAGAAATTGTCGCTGATGCAGATCATTTGTGGGAAGTAAATAGTTCTTATTGGAGAACTGGAAAAAAAGTTATCAATACTGATGAAATATATTCAAGATACTTAAAGAAAACTAACAATAAAAGAGGTAAAGGTGTAGAAGGGTCACTTTATATTGACTTATCTAAAGCAATTAATGGGAAAAATCAAAATTTGCCTATAGATCCATATCTTCTTGGTGTTTGGTTGGGTGATGGATATTCTGCGGACGGGAGAATAGTAGCACATAAAGATGATTATGAATTTTATAAAACAAAACTAGATATTGAACACGAAAGAGAAGATAATAATTGTATTCGTTTTAAGTGTAGAGATTTAAGAAAAAAATTAAAAGAAAATAATTTATTAAAGAATAAACATATTCCTCAAATATATCTGCGATCATCAATAGATCAAAGAATGGAATTATTGCGAGGATTGATGGATACTGATGGATCTATCACTAAAACTCAATCATTTGAGTTTTATCAAAAAAATTATGAATTTATTCTTCAAGTTGTTGAACTTATATCTTCATTGGGGATAAAGTCCAGGGTAAGTAGAAAGTCAATCAATCAGTGTTGGTATTATACTATTCGTTTTGCCAGTAAAGAAAAAGTTTTTAATCTTCCAAGAAAGTTAGAATTAATAAATTTTAATGGAAAAGGAAGACCTCAAAATAAAAGACATTATATACAAAAAATAGAACAAGTAGATAGTGTCCCAGTTGCATGTATTCAAGTAGATAGTGATGACCATCTGTTTTTATGTGGAAATACTTTTATCCCAACACATAATACAACAACGGTAGTATCATACTTATTGCATTATATTGTTTTTAATGACAACGTAAATGTAGGTATTCTGGCAAACAAGGCATCAACATCAAGAGAAATCTTGAGTAGACTACAATTATCTTATGAGAATCTTCCCAAATGGATGCAGCAGGGTATTGTTTCTTGGAATAAAGGTTCATTAGAATTAGAAAACGGATCAAAAATTATTGCCGCATCAACTTCTGCTTCTGCTGTTCGAGGAATGTCATTTAATATTATTTTCTTGGACGAATTTGCGTTTGTTCCAAATCATATTGCGGATGATTTCTTTGCATCGGTATATCCAACTATTTCATCTGGTAAGTCCACCAAAGTTATTGTCGTGTCCACACCCAAAGGTATGAATCACTTCTACCGTATGTGGCACGATTCTGAGCGTGGTAAAAACTCATTTGTGGCAACAGAGGTCCACTGGTCTGAAGTTCCTGGAAGAGATGAAGAATGGAAGGCACAGACAATTGCCAATACTAGTGAAGAACAGTTTAGGGCAGAGCATCTTTGTGAGTTTTTAGGGTCGGTAGGAACACTTATCAATCCAAGCAAACTTAAAATATTAGTCTATGATGACCCAATAAAAAGAAGCAAAGGTCTAGATGTTTATGAAAATCCAATAGAAGATCATAGTTATTTGATTACAGTTGATGTTGCTCGTGGAATGGGTAATGATTACTCAGCATTCGTTGTTTTTGATATTACGGAGTTTCCTTATAAGGTCGTTGCAAAATATAAAAATAATGAGATTAGACCAATGCTATTTCCTAGTATTATTAATGAAGTGGCAAAAGGTTATGATAATGCTTGGTTACTCATAGAGGTTAATGATATTGGAGATCAAGTTGCCAACATTCTACATTATGATTTGGAATATGACAATATTTTAATGTGCTCTATGAGAGGTAGGGCAGGGCAATTAGTAGGGTCTGGATTTAGTGGTAAAAAGTCTCAACTTGGAGTTAGGACAACTGCTGCAGTTAAAAAATTAGGATGCTCTAACTTAAAACTACTCATTGAGGATGATAAACTATTCATTAGTGATTATGATATTATTAGTGAACTTACCACATTTGCTCAAAAACACAATTCATTTGAAGCAGAAGAAGGATGTAATGATGACCTTGTAATGTGTCTTGTAATTTTTGCTTGGATAGTTGCACAGGATTATTTCAAGGAGATGACGAATAATGATATTCGGAAAAGAATCTATGAGGAACAAAAGAATCAAATAGATCAGGATATGTCTCCATTTGGATTTATTTCTGATGGATTAGAAGATATGGAAGTATTCGTAGAACAAGAAACTGGAGATAGATGGATGTTTGCCACATCAGAAAATGGAATACAAACACAAGAAATTTGGAATGTTGATGAATATGGAGATGTGTCAAATGAGTGGGATTACAGATAACTATATTGAAGGCAAGGAAATTATAAATACTTTTAGAATAATTCGGGATAATACGGAGAATAAAGATGCCGCTAAATTTAGCATCTCCTGGAATCGTAGTAAGGGAAGTTGATCTAACCTCTGGTAGAGTCCAACCAGCTTCCAATAAGGTAGGAGCAATTGTTGCACCTTTCGCAAAAGGACCTGTAGATTCGCCAACTTTAGTGGAGAATGAAAATGATCTGCTGAATAATTTTGGAGAACCTTATTCCACAGATAAGCACTATGAAAGTTGGATGGTTGCTTCATCATATCTTTCTTATGGTGGTTCACTGCAGGTTGTAAGAGCAGATGACGCTGACATCAAAAATGCTTTTGTAGGGACTGTAGGTGTAACTAGTGTTAAGATTAAGAGTTTAGATCATTATGAGGAATTGGGATATGATGAAAATACCATTACTGATGTTACTGTAGCAGTAAGAAATCCTGGTTCTTGGGCAAACGGAATCAAAGTAGCAATTATTGACTCCAAGGCAGATCAAATTTTATCAGGAGTAAACACTACTGGCGTATCAGTTGTAGGTTTTAATACAATATCATCTTCTACCGGAATTGCAGCAACTACAGCATTGAGTATTACGGGAGTAACTACAGGTAGTATTCTTGTTGGTCAGACAGTAAAGCAAATTTCTGGTATTATTGGAGCGGGGACATCAGTTAGTTCAATTGGAGTAGGAACTGTATTTTTAAACCAAGCAACATTAAATAGCACAGAAATCAATACTACATTTGAGTTTGGTTCATATACATCAACAGTTGTTTCCCAACCATTAGTCGTTGGATATGGGGTAACTCAATCTCTTTCCGGAAAAGTAGATTCTAGTTCAGGAACTTCAGTGTCTCTGAATGACTCTTACTTAAAAGGAATTATTACTGAAATTGGTAGTAATCAAGTATACGTTAAAATTTTAAGTAGAGTGTCTGCAGCAGGAACTGAAACTGTTGTTGATTATCAACAAGATGGAACTTATTGTTTCCCAGAAACCGGTTCCTTTACACTAATGAGAAGTGGAGATGGTGTTTCTCTAGGAACTACATCTTATTCTGGAGAGGTTGATTGGTTCAGTCAGCAAAATATTACTCTGACCAATTCTAACATTCAGTGGAATAATCTAGCACCAGCACCAGGAACTTCGGCATTTGCAGAACCAAGAGGATCTAGGTTTGATGAAGTTCACGTTGTAGTTATTGATGATTTAGGAACCATTACTGGCAATTCTGGAACAATTCTTGAGAAGCACTTAGGTCTTTCTAAGGCAACTGATGCTGAGTTTTCTGCAGGAAGCACTTCTTATTGGAGAAAGTACATTGCTGCCGGTTCTGCAAATATCTTTGCTGGTGGCGCTCCTGCCGGACTTACCACAACAGGATACGATCCAAATCAGTTTGATTTAACAACCGATAATGGATGGGATCAACCCGCAGAAAATGTTATTTTTGGTGCGGCAGGTTCTAATACCTACACATTAGCGGGTGGTCTTAACTATAACGGCCAGACAGGAATCTCAACCGCTGGTGCTCTTACTGCAACTCTGGCAGAACTTAAGGATGGATATGATTTATTTGAGAACACAGAAGAAATCAAAGTAGATTTCCTATTAATGG